GTCCAAAAGTCATCGCCCCAATCTGTCGCTATTTCACATGCCGATGCTATCTGATATAAAATCACATCTCCATCAATTAGTATTGAGTTCATCCTTGTCACTCCCTGTTTCCGAAGCCATCCTTGCCATTTCACAGAGACCTAAAATACCGTGGTAAGTACCTTTAAAAGAGATTACATAATCATCGACAGTCCCTGTCCTTTTTTGACTCCCTACAAATACGAAGTCATCAAATCTTTTTTTAAGTTCTAATATCAGTTTGTCAGACGGAATAAATTCAAGTTGGCTCATAAAATACTTTCTTTAATGCTCTTAATTTTTTATGGATTCTTTCGTGCTGAGAACTTTTTGGCGGGTATTTCTCAACTTCTAGCAACGCCAAAGCTTGATTTCTTTTCTCCTTTAAAAACGGAAGTAAAGCTTTTAAAAACAACAAAGCTCTTGCTCCATTAAAAATGGCCGTGTAACATGGTCTTTCATCCTTTGGATTTTGCCTATACAAAAGACACCCTGTTAAATTTTTTAGATATTTAAGTGTTGGGTAATAACATCCAGTAATAGACACTCTAGGTTTATAGTAAGTTTTACCGTTTTTATATTTGCATTTACTAAGCATGACACAACCTTCCCCGTCTAATATACCAGCATAATAAATTACATCAGTGGGTCTCAGCCCAATTTTTTCCAGTTCTGTAGGATCCATCAAGGGGACATCTAAAGTTGAAGTGTGTTCCGGCTCCTCGTATAGCTTCAACACAGAGTTGTCCGACATCCTCCGCTACCTCCTTGTTTGTTTCAAATTGTACCTCATCATGAACATGAGCTACTTGTTTAATTTGATCAGATAATCCATTTTGTGCAAAGTTTTTATGCATCAGCTCTGTGGCTTTTTTCATAATAATTGCACCAGCAGATTGAAGTAAAAGATTTAACGCACTGTGTTCAGAACGAACTGGTAAATATCTTCCGTCTAAAGCTTTAATAGATTTTTTATTCTTTGCTGTTTTCTTTACCGCTTGTGTTAAATAACCCAAAGCAGGAACTCTTTTTAAAAACCGAGACCTAAGCATACGTCCCGCATCTCTTCCACCATCAACAATAGACCCCAACTTATGATCTCCACCTCCATAAATCAAACAATATATCATTGTCTTTGCTTGGGATCTTTTTTCTAATCCAGCGTTGATTTGATTGGCTGTATGAATATCTCCTTCAAGCAATTCCTTCACATACTTACCGTTATCCCAAGGAAACATGTAATGAGCAAGACATCTTAATTCAAGGCCAGACGCATCTGCTCCAACCATAACTTTTCCATTAGAAGGAATAAATAAGGATCGACATTCTTCTCCCCAAGGCGATCCGACAGACGGTACTTGTGCCATATTACACCTTCGGTGGGTACAGCGTCCAGATACCGCGCCGTTTGTGTTCACCATTCCATGTATTCGACCATTTTTTTCAAGTTTAAGCCACGCCTCAGTACCATCCGACAACATACCAAGTCGCTTTTGAATTGTTAAAAATGTAACAAGGTCTTTTGCTTCAGGATAATCAAGTGATTTTAAAACAGCTTCATCTACTTTAGGTCTTCCTTCTCCAGTAAACTCTTTAGGTTCCCATCCATATTTAAAAGTAAACATTGATGCAATTTCTGATCTACTTCCGGGATTAAAAGGAACTGTCTTCTTTTTAAAAGGCCCCGGAGCTAAAAACTTTTGAACATTTCTAGGAGCTTCTTTTTTAGTTTTATAAATATCCCCAGTAGACGTGTCAGTGTAATGAGTAGGTTTTTTCATTACTGTAACCTTTGGAGGAAATTCGTTTTGCATCTTTGTTTCAATGTCTATTTTTTCTGATACCAACTTTGTGTACAAATCTTTCGCAGCTTCTACATTAAACCCGATACCATTTCGCTCTTGTTGCCTAATAATGTCAGCAAAAGAATGTTCTAATATGACAGCTTCTGGGTTTAAATTTTTATCCTCCAATAAAGTCCACAAGGAAGCCGTCACCAAAACGTCCTGTTTACAGTATTCAGCCATCTCCTCCGTATACTCATCCCAATGTCCAGATTCAGCGAAGTCCCCTTTAAGTATGCCCATTCGAATACCCCACGCTTTTAAGCTGTGACGGCCTACTAATTTATTAGGGAATTCTCTATTTCTAAAATCTTCAGTTCGAATATCAGGCCAGCCAAGTCGGGACAATAATAGAGTATCTCTAATACATCCTTCAGGTTTCCAATCCGGATAAAGCTTTTGTATAGCTGGTATATCAAACGACTGAATGTTATGTCCCACTAAAACATCCGCTTTTCGTAAATGTTCTAGAGCTTCTTCAATAGGCAAGATTACAGGTTTTTCATCTCCCCTATCCATCAAAGCTATACAATGAATTTTTTCTAGACCTTCAAGGGTTATAAAATCATCAATAGCATTCGTTTCAATATCAAATATCGTTATTTGCATCAAGTATCTCCTTTACACGAAGCCAATAATTATTTGTTTTTACCGAAGTATGTCCATACGGCCCCCCATTGTGGATTCGACTTAAAACTTCTGGGCAAAAATTTGGAGCGTACCGATCCCAATATGCCATCATTACCCATTCAGCGTAGTACTGATTGCGAACCATCTGGTATGTACCACCTAGTTCAGGACGATGAGATATGGCATCTCTCCAGTACGCCTCTGATATTTGATACGGGCCAAGTTCATTGTGCATTCCAATTGCAGACGAAGGATCTGGCTCGCCTCCAGTTTCTACAGATCGAATCGCATTAAACAAACTCCGAGGGTACATCCTCCATACCGTCCATGTCTTGAATGACTTCATGTAATCGTCCTGTGTGGATATCGTATTCGAGTGACGCAGCGATTCCAGTTGAACCTGCATATCTGTTTTTGAGTGTTCTAACATTGAGTATATTTCCTTGTACTGGATCCTGCTGGTCTCGCTCAAAGCCCAATACAGCATCAGACAACTGAGCAATTGCAGCCGAACCCCTGAGTTGTGAAAGAGAAGTTCTCGCACCTTCTTCATGTCCCCTCCCATCTGGTCTTTTTAAATGACTTACTAAGAATAAAGCAACTTTTGTTTCTTCCACAAGAGAACGAAGTCGAGTCATTGTGTTATCAATAAGCCGTCTCTCATCCCCCTCAGATATGCCACTGACAACAATACTCAAGTGGTCTAAAAATATTACTTTGCATTCCATAGACTTAGCCATATACCGAACTTGGTTTATCAAGTTATCTGTTCCTGTTGACCCCCAATGATCATACAAAACCATTCGCCCAGAGCCTACGGAACTATCAAATGCATCTCTCTTCATCTCTTCCGTCACCCCACGGTTTCTCCACTCTTGCGGAGGAATATTAAGATGAATACCCATAATACCTTCCGCTGTCCGTTTTACAGATTCTTCTAAAGCTATGTAACCAACCTTGTGTCCTCCCAATATTAAAGAGTAACAAAGCTCTCTGCATACTGATGACTTTCCAATTCCTGTTCCCGAAGTAAGAGTTACCAGTTCTCCAGTTCTTATTCCGTATAACATTCTGTTCATCCCTGCCCAAGGGTAATCAATGCTATCAACTTCTTTTTCTTCTATAATAATGTCCCAAAGTTCTTCTCCGGGGATTACTCCATCGGGTCTAAAAACTTTAGCATTCCATAGGCATCCAATAAGTTCTTTGCCTTTTTTATTTACCAAACATTCATTTGCATCTTTCGCAGGCAACGATTGCACTATTGAAGCTTTTCCGGGGGATAAAACATTAGCACATTCAAATGCCGCCTTTTTCCCCGGATCGTCCATATCAAAACAGAATATAACTGTCTCAAAACTTTCTAACCATTTTGCATGTTGAGCAATACTACGCGCAGCACCCGCAGCACCTGAAGGTAAACTTACCACAGGCCATTTGTTATCTTGAAGTTGTGAAATAGTCATTGCATCTATCTCACCTTCAGTAACAACAATCCGTTTGCCACCTTCTTTCCATAAATGTTGGCCGAATAGATTTAAGTTTTTACCTTTACCAACAATTCTAAAATCTTTATTTTGAAAACGTAACTTCTGTGCAATTTCATTACCTTCATTATCGTGGTAAGACATTATCTGCACAGGACTACCTTTGTAATCACCTACTGAGTAACCAAACTTACGACAGGTGTCTTCTTTAATTCCTCTTTGAGTTAAATGTATAAAATCTTTCTTTGATATAAGTTCTTTATCAGGCATTTTTGTCTCCTTATGAACTTGTTCAGTTCCATCTCCTGATTCAAAGTAATTACATCCAAAACAAAACCCATGCCCATCATCGTATCGAGCTAAGTTATCACGGCTATTGCAATTTGGACAAGGTTCGTGTCGTAAAAAACTACTATGAGTCTTATGGTTTAAAGTTGTTTTATTTCCAATTCTATTGAAGGACATTCCGTTGCCCATGCTTTTTCTCCATGAATTTTGACAATTTGAACATCGTCTTTCCAAACAACTCCATTAATTATGTCGAGTGTTTTTAGATAGTTGTCGATGTCTCCTCGTGG